CGAGCGATTGCAAAGCGAGCGGAGAGCTTCATCGATGACCTCAAGAGCATGCCGGCCTACAGCGAGGCGCGCGTCTATGCCGCCGACATTCGCGCTTTGGGCGCCATGCTGGACGAGCGGATACCGAACTGCGCATGGGTGCCTGCTTCAGCGGTCCACTTCGGATGCGGAGCGCAAGCCGCCGGCGACGGCGCGGAATTGAACGTGACCATCAAATTTGACCGGCCGTTCAAGTGGATCGAGCTGCCCATCACGATCACGCCAGCGAGGCCAGAATGACAGACCGAGAACTGCTCGAGCGCGCGGCGCGTGCGGCCGGCTATGGCGACGGTCACTATGAGGATGGATCGTGGCTAGAGGTCCGCTATGGCTACACGGCAGCCCTCTACCTCGCCCACGACGACGTCGACGGCTACTGGAACCCACTCGAGCACGATGGGCAGGCGCTGCGGCTGGCCGTCAAGCTGCAACTGACCATCGCCAATGAGCACATCAACGCAGGCGCCACGTACTGCACCCGACCGAAGCCGGGCGCAGGGATCGATGAGGACACGTTCCCCGAGGTCCAATCCGGCACGAACGAAAGCGAACTGATCCCCGAGGACTACGCCGCGACGCGCCGCGCGATTGTGCTGGCAGCCGCGGCGCTGGCTTAGAAGCACAGTGACGGCTGGAACGGCCCGTCGAGCTTGTCAGCCTTTGCAAGGTTGTCCGGCTCTGGCAACAACTGAAGGTTGTCGAGCGCCCACGCACGGCGGAAATCCAAGTCGGTGGCGGTCTCAAAATTGAATGCAGCGAGCGGCGTCCGGTGGTCTATGTGCAATTTCCCGTCCATGAAGTCCTGCCAACTGAAACCGACAGGCATAGTGGTCCTGAGATGTGCGGCTAACTGCTCAATGGTATAGCCGACCAATTCCTCCCACCGCCCGCTCTTTTTTCCATTACGCGCGCGCATCGTTGCATGCAACAATTGAATCATGCGGCGATTCAGAGCGTAGCGCGGGTCAGAGCGGGCGCGACCTTTCACATAGGCGTTAGACCATGCGCGCCTCGCTGCTGGACGAACTGCGGCACGTTCGCGGTAGGCACAGCCGCAAGATGCGGTGTTCCCCATGCGTAGGTGGTTTGCGCTGATTACCTTCTCGGCCCCGCAGTCGCAACGACAAAGCCAGGTGGCCGTGCCGTGCTTATTCGCACCAGCCCGAGACACGACTGCCAAGCGGCCGAACCGCTGGCCCAACATATCTACCACTTGCTTTGTGCGCGGTGTTGCACCGTTAACCGCAGAAGTTTCGCGATGCAAGCAGCCACAGCTTTTTGTGTAACCACGACGAACGTCATAGATCGACTTTACGGTGCGGATTCCGCAATCGCAGATGAACTCGTAGAAGCGGCTCTCCCGACCTTCAGCCCGAGAGAGCACGGTCAGGCGATGGAATCGCTCACCATTGGTAACGATCGGCATTACTGACCCCGAAACGGATAAGGGTCCGCATGTTAGCGTGCGTTCAGCGTTCCTCGTAGAGGAAACACGCGGTATCGCCGGGACGGACAAGCACCTCGCGCTCACCGCAGAAGCCGCGCTCCGCGTCAAACGCAGAGCAACTGCCGCACTTTCCCTCGCCGATAGATGCAGTCTCGTCAAGCATGCGGTTCAGCACAGGGCTCGTGGCGATCGCGCCAGACACTTCCACCACTTTAGATACCTCTCTGTCGTCGGGAAACAGGAACATCGAAGTTCCGTGAGCGCGGGCCCAAGCAACGTTTAGCAACATGAACGCATAGGAAAAGTGCGGGTCGATACCGACCTTTACCACACGCCGGCGGAACTTCTTCTCTTCCTCGTCGCGTTCGGCAATCAACGCGGTGCGCGTGAAGTGGACCCACACCCGATCCTCGAGGATTGGCCGCAGCTGCTTCGGCCCGCGCCCGTTCGCCTGGTCCTCGGCGAGTTCCTGGAGCAAGCCCTTCGGGTTCGGAAAGACGCACACCTTCTTTGCGATCCGGCCAAGTGCCACCTGCATGCACTTGTATTGATCAAGCGTTACTGTGTGCTGGTCGCGGTCCTCTTCGGCCGTGCGACGCTCAGACCTGTTCGTGCGGTCGTCACCCCACCGCAGCATGTCGCTTTCCATGTTGCCGTAGCCAGCCAGAAAGACGACGCCGGGGTGCCGGTTCGCGAAGGCTTTCGCGCTGTTGTAGTTCGGAAGGGTCTCGACAACGCAGACACGCACGCCATACTGCTCGAGCAAAACGGAGCAGCGATTGAAAGGCTCCTCGTCGTAGATTTCCTCCGCGTGGATCAGCGCCAGATGACCTGACTGAAGGCGCTCGGCGATCAAAATTACATTGAAGCTCCCCATCTGGTCCACGCCTGCGAAAGTTTCGAAGCCGCGATCCTTCCACTGGACGCCAAGTCGCTCGCCCTCTTCCGCACACGCCCGCAGCATCTCCATGTTGACCGGCACCTGCGACGGATCGACGTAGGGCTTCCCGAGCTTCCGGTTGTAGTAGTTCTTCATGTCCTTCGAATCGCGGTACGCCTCGATCATTTCGCGCGGCGATATCGTCGGAGACAGGAACTGCGGGAAATGGACTGAGCGAATGGCCGCGTCCGGAACCTTGGCGATCCACTCGCCTTCTTGCGGGTCATCGATCCAGCCGGAGCAAGCGTGGCAGCGATAGCGATACTCGCCGACCATGCCGGCCTCCCGCTCGCGAGGGTTGACGCGCGGCGCCGTCGGGTCGAAGCCGATGCACTGAGGGAAGTGCTCATCCAGAACCTGCATCGTCTGGCAGGCCGGGCAGCGGGTATGGAACTGGTGCTGCGTACCCTTTTTGTACCACCAGTGAATGTCCTCGTCGGGCCAGTTCGCGGTCGAGCCCATGAGCGTATAGCGCAGCTTCGACGCCGACATACGCTCGCGGGTCTTTTCCATGTCCGCGATCTTCATTTCCTGGACTTCATCGAACGACACCACGTCCATCGGATTTGACTCGGTCGCCGTTTTGCCCGACGTCCAAAGGAAGTGGAATCGCGACTCGCCCAAGTTACGTGTGAGCACGTTTCCCTCGCCCGCCTTCCCATCGGCCGCCGCCGCATCGGTCATCAGCCCATGAACCTGCGGAATGGTCCGGACGATGCCCATGAAGCGCTGTGATGACTTGCCCGTGGCCAGCATCTGTGACGGCATGAACATGCCAATCTTCGCCGGCGCGAACCGCAGCGACAGATAAAGCATCGCAAGCTGTTCGTAGACGGTGAACCCCACCTGTGTGCACTTCATGATCACGTCGACGCGCAGGTACGCCTCCTCGCGCGTCGAAGGGATCAGGTCGTAGATGAAGTGCATCGCCCGGCGGTTGTCGAGCTCAAACGGATGCCCGTCCACCTTCAGGCCGTCTGCCGCGAGCCGCCCGCACCACTCGCGAAAAGTCTCGCCCGACCGGATGATTCGCTGGCTTGCCGACAGCCTGATCTCGGAATGGACGAAAAGGCCGTCCCGCTCCTGGGCGTATTCATCGGCGGAGAACCGGGCCTTGTCGGCCGCCAGCTTCGCGCGGTCGTAGTACGGGTTGTCCGACGTGCGCAGGTTATGCGACGCCCAGCGCGGATCCGAGTTCTGAAGGCTGGCGAGATTCGCGAACCCGTTGCGCGTGCCGGCGGGCTTCGAGAGGAACCACGCCGAGCCGCGGAACTGCGCGAGCAACGGCTCGAGCATGTCGAACCATAGCGGCTCGAGGCGCGGCACCTGCGCCGCATCGTCCACGACGATCAGCGACAGCTGGTCCCACAACTGGAGAGACGGGTCATTGAGCGCCGCAAACCGGATCGAACCGCCGGTGACGAGGTCCACACGCGGCCGATCTGGACGGCCAATGACGAGCGGGTGAATGACGGAAAAGACGCGACGCTTCGCCTTCACGACCGCATCCTCATCCGGCAGCAGGAAAGCGGTGTGGTAGCCGTTGACGGCGCCCAGGTGGGACATGAGCAGCACATCGATGGCAAGGGCGCTTAGCCCCGATTGTGCGCCCCCGTGGACGACGTTAAAGCGTGCGGCGCTTTCCAGAATCTGCTCTTGGGCCGGGAACAGTTCGGGTAGGTCAATTTCAAATTCCTGCACGCCGGTATTGCCTCGCTAAATCGATTGATAAACCTGCGATTCAGCATGGCGTCACGACCAAAAGCAAAAACCCCGGCGCACGGCCGGGGTTCGATTACTCAGCGTGGAACAGTTTTGTCGGGTGAAACGACTGGCCGCTGTACGTCGTCACCGACGGGCCGCGATGCTCCATCACCTCATGCGTTTTCCCGTACTGGTCGCGAACCTTGTCGCCCTTGCGGAAGTACTTGCCGTAGGCCTTGTGCTCTTCGTGACCGACCTCGCCCTCCGCCGGCGCTGCATGACCAGCCGCTGGCGCCGCGCTCCGAGACTTCTTCTTAACCGAGATGTGGACCGTTCCATTGTTGTGCCAGATTTCGCCAGTATGAGACGACGATTCGTACTGCTCCGCTCCACTCAGCACGTCGGAGCCCGTGCGCTTCATGCCAGCAGCGGAGAACGTGTCGCGCGCATGCTCCATCGCGTGCGCCTTGCTGGCGGCCGGCACGCGGATAGATCGGCTCGAATGCTCCGGAGTGTGCGTCACGTTGTGCTCTTTGTGCTGACCGGCTGAGTACGTCGCCGCCTCCACGATCTTGCGATGCTTTGGCACGGAGGCCGATGCCTGCACGCTGGTGTCATGCGCCTGCACCACAGTGCCGTCCGACCGGGTGTATGCGCCGACGTGCGCCTTCAGAAAGAGAAGCGGTTTTTTGTTCATGGAGTGTGACCTTCAGGTGTCAATGGATGCGCGCCGAGCGCCAGACGTCAGCGTTTGATCACGACGAAAAAAAAGCCAGCGCGCGGCTGGCTTGAACTACTTGGAGAGGACCGGCTGAATCAGGATGTTCTCCCCGCGCGATATCCCGGGATGGATCGAGTAGCCATCGCAGACCCACTCCGAACCGGGAGAACCCGTGCATCGCAGGGGAACAACGCGCGCAGGAACGGGTTCGGCGGTCGGGTCGAATGGGAGATAGCCCGGGACGTGATACAGGCCGTCACGGACGTGCTCCGCGACGCTGTAACCGGACGTCGCCCCGACCGAAGGGACGCCCGAGCCAAGCGGAACATTCAGCACGCGGATCGTCGGCGGGAAGCCGGGAGGAAGGCCACCATTCACCACGCCCGCGTCAGCAGCTACGGCAGCGCCGCAAGCCGCAGAGAGGGTGAGCAACAAGACAAAACGTTTCATGGCAGCCCCTTACTTGGCAGCAACAACCGCATCCTGCCTGCGAGCGATATCGACCGCGCGCTGTTCGATCAAAGCGACGTTCTCCTGCTGCTTCTTTTGCTCGGGCGTGAGCGGCGCAACGGACACCTTGATCGGAGGATTCATTTCGCCCTCGGTCATCGGACGGCCCGTGATCGGGTCGAGCAACGGCTCGCCAGCCGAGTGCCATTCTTCAGGCGTCATCGGGCAAGCACGATGCACGATCACACCATCATCGCGACGGTACGGAATGCCGCCCTGCGTGGCCACCGCATAGCGGATCAGCGGACGTGAGCACAGCACGCCGATGGCCTGCGCACG